TTTCTTAGGGCAATCACCCATATTGTTTTCTTGGTATGGAGCAAGTAATTCTTCTACACTCTTTGTTCCATCACTAAATACTGCCACTGTAAAATGACTCATCCTGTTACCTCCTAAATTCTTAGTTATGCGTATCTCTAAAATTCTCCATAGCCCACTTGTTACCAGTAGCCCTAATCTTCGCTTCGGTTCTCTCCTGCGGTGTAGAGCCTTTGCCAACGCATGCGAGTATGGATTTCCTTACGGAACTTCCCTCCGTCAGCCCCATTGCGTCCAGAGCCTCCTTTGTTCCACACTCATCACATATCATTGTCTTGTTGTCCACCCTCGACAGGGCTCTTAGCCATTCTGTATCTCTTCCACATTTCGGACACTTCATATTTTCTTTCATGGCCGGTGTGATTGCCGCACCAATGGTCTTTGCGGTATGCACCCATGCAGTAATTCATATGAATGCAGCTTTCACACATTTCCTCCGGATCCATTACTCTCCTTTCCGGGCGGTGCACCACGACCGCCCTGTTTTATTTCGTGATATACATTATTCCTGACCATCGGGTAACTTGGTGCCTGATTGCTGTTCCAGATATGCCTTATTGGCGGCTGCTATGACTGCCAGCACATCCTGTAATCTGCATGCGATCAGCAGATTCTTCTCTGGTATCTCCAATGTGACGATACCGCCCTGCACAGTTGATGTGATTTTAATATCACACTGCTCCAGATCGACTGCTCCGCCTTTCCGCAGGCTCTTTCCATTGCGTATTTTTCTTACCACTGCTTTTCCGTCTATTGCCATTGCATCTGTAAATCCTGCCATTTATGCCTCCTTGAAATTTACCGGAAGTACCAGGGCTGTCATATCGCTATCATCTGCCTTAATAAGAGCAGGCTGTTTGGCCGAGGTAAGCTCCAACGTTACTGTGTCACATTCAAAAGCCTTGAGGCTGTCCATCATAAGCCTCGGATCAAAGGCAATCTTCAAATCTTTCTCAAATGGTTCGATTACAGGAATCTCCTCGTGAAAGTCTGCCATGGTGCTTCTGTATGTAAGTCCAATGGTGTCTCCGCTCATGTCCATGATTACAGGCGCCTTGTCTTCTGCCGAGCCGCAAAGCCTTGCACGATTGATAGCTTCCATTAACACTCTGCGGTCAATGATTGTGAACATTTCCCCACTCATGAACATCTTCTTGTACTTGAAGTACTCGCCCTGGATAATTCTGGTGTAGACTTCGTATTCCTCCGACTTGAATAATGCTCCATTTCCGTCATGGTAGATAGAGACATCACCCTCGAAGTCCATCTTCTTTACATTCTCCATAGCTGCTCTCGGAACGATAATCTGAAACTCGCCCTCGTAATCGATGCAGTCCCAGGCAATCCGGTGTCCGTCCAGACCGACAAAATTCAGCTTTCCATCCATGCATTCAAGATACATACCAAGCATCTGCTGATTAGATCCACTTACAGCAACCGCATAAATTACATGGTCGATTGCCTTTTTTAGCTTTAATGCCGGTATCTTAGCAGGCTCTTTGTCTGTATCAATGCTCTTTGTGTAGGCAAACAACTCTGCACCCAGAGTTTTGAACTGGTTCTTGATTTTGCCTGTCTTGATAACAATGTTTCCTTTACTCACGCTGACTTCAAGCTCCCCATCCGGAAGGCTGCCGATGAAATCAAAGGCTTTTGCAGGGATGATGAATGGTTCTGTTTCTTCCTCCATACCCTCTAATTTCGCCTTAACGGTCAGATTTGTGTCCGAGGCGATTAAATACCCGTCCGAACATAAAACTCCTTTCAATGCCTCAATCGTGGTCCTTGATGGTACTATTCCTTTCAGCTGTCCTATTTTCTTTGACAGCTCACTTTTATTGATCCTCATAATTCTTCCTCCGTATCACTCAAAATAACTTCTACCCTTGGTTCCTCTGAATAATATTTCTCACAGGTAATGCTCACCACCTGTGAATCGTCATGGTATGCCAGATGGTTCAGCGCATCTGCATATACCTTGACAACATTATCGATATCCGGTTTCTTGGTTGGACGTTCCTCTCCGTTTGCCATCATCTGTTTTCTTTTCTTGCTTGCACTGGCCGGAATGGTGTAATATGCCTTGATCTGCATCATCACAGGAACCTTTTCCGGAAAGCTGCCCTTGCACTGCCTCCGGTACTCCCATCCGATCAAGTTCTCATACACCAGCGTGGCTTCCGGTGTCCTTGGATGTGCCGCAGGATTCATGGGATTAAACCTCGGACGTCCTTTCCCTTTTGGCTCCCCCGGCACTGTAAATGCCCTAACCATTTGAAGCTCCCAGGTGCTTTTCCAGAATTGTCTTTATATCTGCAAGCTTTGTGGTTCCAATGCCTTTTACGCTGCCAATCTCGCCGATAATCTCAACAATATTTACAGCAGGCTTGGCAGGAGCAGCTTCTTTCCCACGATGAAAGCCCTCACTCCTTGCTTTCTCTACTCTATCCTCCACGTAATGTACCAGCTGTTCGTCTGTCATTTTGCGGATTTTGACCGCTTTCTCATGAATCTTGTCCTCATCTACCGTTCTGCGGCAGCTTCTTTTCTTTGCCATATTCCGCTCCTTTCGTTCGTTCCTGCTGGCATGCGATATTGCAATACCAGCAGTGTAATCTTTATAGCCCTCGCTGTTCCGGCACCACATATTACATACTTAGTACAATCCGACTGGCTGATAACTCATAAGCTGTGTGTCGCTCCGAATTATCCTCACTAATTTTCTTTACATATTCACGGCTCTGGATTCTTCCCTGCAGCTGCACTCTCTGTCCAACCTCTAATGTTGATGCAAATCTCGCATTTCTGCCCCATGTAATACAAGGAATGTAATCTGACTTTCCATAAGCTCTGTTCACAGCAATGAGCAAATCTGCAATTTCCCTGCCAAGTGGAGTCTTTCTATAAACTGGTTCTTTGCAAACGTATCCATCAAGATCAATATGGTTTTCTCCAATAAATTCATCTTCAGTTACTGGATTCAATTCTACGGCAAACACAGAGAGTATCAGGCGGTTCTTTTTCTCTTCATGTCTGTTATAAGAGCGGAACTGACCGACAACCTCATACAATTTTCCCACCTTAATGTCTTCAATATTGCACATTCTTTCTGAAACCATAACCGGCACTGTATCAATGTTTCCGCTTTCTCTCGGAATGTTCATGTCAAAAACATAAAATCCTTCTCCGTACACCTCGTGGCTGTATACCGGTGTTCCTGCAACTTCTCCTGCTAATACTACTGCGTTATTTTCAAATCTGTTTTCTGCATTGTTACTCATCTTTTAATCCTCCATATAGTCAAGTTTTGGGAGTTCAACCCCCATATTTTTACAACTGTTCTCAAAGCATGCCCTGCACAGGTAGGCATACTGTTTAGCTGGTGTACCTCTTTTTGATCTTGCCATCAATGCAACCATCTGGTTCTTGCGAAGCACTTTCCCGCACTCAGAGCACGCTTCATAGAGCTTGTTCTGCATTTTTTCGCTGATTGTCTTTTCAAGGAGCTGTTTTGGGAAATCCCTCCGCATATTCTTTTCTCCAACAATCGGAATCAGACTGTCTTTCATAAAAATTGGTATTCCAAACGTATCTGCAGTAAGCACCAGATTCTTAATCCACTCAAACTCTGGAATGACCTTATTCTTTGACCGCCCTGTCTGTGCTCCGACAATAATCCATGGCGGTGCCGTTTTCACCGTTGCCCCAAACTTGCCGAAATCCTCAAGTATCGGTTCGATACTCAAAAACCAGTTATAAGTGCCGGATTCAAACCATGCGTATTCCTGATCCGGTCTCGTCACTGTCGTGCCATACCAGAAATTGTTCTGCTGTGGCAGCTTCCCGGCATTTGCCAGCTTCATGTATCGTTCTGGGTTCTTTGTAAGAAACAAATAATTGTGCTCGTCATGCTCCAGGCACACCGTGAATATTTCCTCAATCCACTGATCCGGTACCCACTCTCCGAATACATCAGCCATAGCTCCCACAAAAATGTTGTTACCCATTTTCAGTTTGCCAATCGTATCCATGCGATATCTGTGAAAGGTCGGCTCGAATCCGAATGGATATACCAGCGGATGCCCTGTCTCACTCAGCATCGGCTTATCCAAAATATATAAAGTGCTTTCGTCCGGTCCAGTCTGCGTCGAATAATCCGCCTTACACATCTTATTGAGCCTTACGTCTCCGCTGAATCTGGCTGTCATAGTTCTTGCATAGCAGTAATGGCATCCATGATTGCATCCCGTAATAGGATTCCATGTGTGATCACACCACTCAATTTTTGATTTATTCACAACGTTCCTCCTTTCTGACATATCCAAGCTGGGCTTCCTCTTCCCATGGAACATCTGAACAATTAACATGCTGTCCGCACTTGCTACAATAATCCGGCTGATAATCTGGACCGGCATTGAGGATATGGTTGCATCTAGGACAGATACAATACTGATGAAGCGTAATAGCGAATCCATACTTGTTGTATGTCCCATGCTTAATCTTGGGCTTTCTCGCAATAAACTTTGGCATTATTAAATTAGTTACCTGTCCCAGCATTTGTATCATCTCCTTCCTCCCAATACTCAACAAAGTATTCATACTGTGCTGTCTTCCTGCCTTCTGTTCCGGGAATCATTCCTCTGCCGATACGTGCCGCATATCCTGCTTTGATCAGCATTCCGCATAATGAAAGCCTGTCCTCTTCATTCCACTGGACTGAACCCTTACGCAGACTGTAAATTCTGTTTCTTTTTGCCATTTGTATCTCCTTTCTGGATTGCATCCTGCATTTTCTTCTCGAACACCTGCACAAAGGCTTCCACATCCGGTGGCATCCCACAGTTGCTTTTACCTCTGCACTGTACGACCTTGTTATTTTTCCATTCCATCGTGAAATAAGATTGCTCTGGATGATCTGCCTTTCTGACAAAGAAGATGTTCGTTTCTCCTTTTGCCACTCTCTCGACGTAACCTCCTACACAGTGATGAAGAGCTTCTCCTTCCTTGCGGATTTCATCCCCGCTCTGCGGCACTACAAGGATCAGCCCCTTTCCTTTTATCTGGAAAGCATCCACTCCATCATTCTTACTGAATATCTCCTCCATTGCTTTCTTCGTCTGTTCCATCCTCTTGGCGGCCAGCTTCTCCCTGCGTAACTTTTCAGCTGCAGCTTTCTTATCCTGCAATGCCTTATACTCTCCCGCCACCCTGTCATGCACCTTTTTGAAATTGTTTGGCATGTAGATAAACTTGTTATCTAGGTCGTATTTCAGTTCCCGGCACCACCCTATATATTCAAGCCAGTCATGTGCCATATTCTGTTTTCTCTCTATTCGTGGATCTGTTCTCTCTTTGTACCTGTTGTAGGAATAGCCCCACATGCAGGCATTCTTTTCTCCGATCGGGTATCTCTCACTCTCCCTGTCTATGTACCGGCAGAGCTTATGGAGCGATACCTTTCTGTTCTTCTCCTTCAGAAGATCTGTGTTGCATTCAAAGGTTTCGTAAAATTCCTTTAACTGCTCCGGCTTCATCTGGATATCAAGCCGCTGTGCTACCTGCAACAGGCGGAGTTCGTAATGATTGCCATCTATTGCCTGTAGTGTCCTCGTATTGACCTTATTCAGCCCTAAGATTTCATAGATGGTGTCAGCCTTATAATTGACCTTGCCTGTCATGTTCCCGCTGTAGTTGTAGCCTCTTACCACATCCTTCGCCAGCTGGTTCAAGCCCATTTTGCAGAACCACTCAAGCTTCGGAAATTTCAGATAAACATCAATGGCATCCTCGTATCTGAAAGCTGTGGTCGGCATGTTCTGTGCCAGAATTTCCAGTGCGGAATACTTCATTGGTGTGTGTTCCCATGCCTGCGGAAGATTTCCGGGATATAAGATACACTCCATGCATGCGATATTTCCCTCATCCGGAATCCAGCGCGAATTCCCCTTCTGGTGGTACACTCCCCATTCATAGCTTTCCTTCATCAGCTTTTCGCCGAAGAATGTGCAGAAACAGCGGCTGTACTCATGCATGGTTTCTTCAATGCGTTTCTTACATATGCTGCCTGTTATCATTGCGTCATTCTTTATGTGTCTCCATGCTTTGAAGTACCGGAGTAAAAAACCTTCCTCCTGTCGATCCACATATATGAACCATCTTTCATCTGCTATCTGGCATGGCATTTTTCCTCTTGCCTTATATGTCACTCTGCTTCCGCAGAAAGGACATTCCCCCTTTTCATTGTTCCGAAGTCTTATCCTGCTCCGGTCAACGATTCCTGTCTTCTGGCAATGCGTACACTCAAATTCAGCCTTTCCCTTGGATGTCTCTTTATAAATTCCGTACCGGCTGAAACTCATGCCCTGCTCCCATACCCAGTCGGTAAAATCCTGTGAAGGCTCTCCTATCGGCTCCATCCGCAGATCAATCGGCGCAAGGACTTTTCTGTGCTTCTCTGCCAGTCGTTCTGCCTTGACCTTGTCTTGGAATCTGTCAATAGCATTCCATACGTTCTCGTCAGTTTCTTTGCGGTAAGCCTTGAAAAAGCTCTCCATGATGCCCTTGTCCTCTGCTGTCCAGATAAACACCTTTGGAATGTGTTCGCTTTTCCATGTTTTTTGATCCCATTTGTACTCCCACAGCCGGAACCCCTGCATATTATCAAATGCAGCTGTAAGCCATTTAACCTTTGACTGTGACAGGTCCTGCGTGATATAATCATCACTCGACAGAAATGTCCTAAATGCTGCTTCCGTTTTTCCTTTTTTGAGCTTCGACACCTCATAGAAATTCAGAAGCAGTATTTTGTTATCATCAACCAGCTCCGCAGTCACAATGTGCTCCATTCCGTCCAGTCTATCTGCCATTTCAACCATTTCTGCTGTTGCCTCTTGTCTAGGCAATGCAGACAGCTTTCTTTTTTCCATCGTACATCCCTCCTTACAGGCCCATCATTGAGAACAGATCCATCTGCCCTTCAAGTTCATTCGACCTCTTCTTAGGAGCTTCTTTTTTCTCCGGCTCTTTCTTCGGTTTGTCCGCCTTTGCTTCCGGTTTCGGAGTTTCCTTGGCAGCCTTATCTTTTCCAGCTGTCTCCGCCTTTTTCTCAGCACGCTTCTTCATGCCGTCCAGACGCTTCTGCTGATCGGCTTTCTGTTTCTTTTCTCTCTCCTTGGCTTCCACAGCCTTTTTCTCTTCAAGAGCTTTATCATCCAGTCTGTAATAGTCCTCTGCCCATTCGTAGACCACGGAATCCTTTACCATGGCACAGTTTCCACTCTTGAGCTTTCGTGCCTGATCCATGATGTACTTGAAGCACTTCTCCCAGGTCTTATGCGTCTGGCATACCGCATCAGCCAATGTCTCCGACTCTTTGCACCGGTCAATCATGTGTGACAGGATAGGCTCGGCATAGCCTTCCTTTGCCTTTTTCAATTCTCCCTGCAGCTTTGCAACAGCTCCATCGATGCACTTTGCTGTCGGCTCAGGATCCGTTTTTTCTTCCTCTCCACCATTTTCAGAAGCCTCCTGCGTTTCAGTATCGTGAGTTTCCTCAATATCCTGGCCGCAAGAATCATCGCCCGGTTCATCACCTTCTGCTTCCTCTGCTCCCGCCTGCTCTTCCATTGCCTTCTGCACTTCTTCCGGTGTCGGATCAGGAACATTCCCTGTCACAATATCCGCAAGGGAAGTCTTCCCCATATACACAGCCTCGTCAAATGCCTGTTTTTCAATCCCTGCAATGGCTCTTCCAATCTCTGACTTCGGCTCTGTTTCATCCAGACTTTCCATTGCCTCGTATTCCTCTTTGAGCCTGTCATTCGTAACATCAAACAATGTGTTACCGTCTGCATCATAGAATGCGGTTACAGTATCTCTTTTTAGAACCTTGTAAGTCGTGCTCCCGACCTCCAGCTCGCAGTTCTTTTCTTCTGCTGGATATCCCTTTTCCAGATACTCCAAAACTGCCTTGCTCCACTCAAATTCATAATCTCTGTTGTCTCCTGATGCGTAATGCACCACTGTCCTACTTGTTCCCATAGGTTTCCTCCTTTTTGTCAAAATCGAAGAAGAATACATATTCATCCTCTTTCTGTTGCTCCGCCTCTGGTAGAGGCATTAGTCTTTTCATGTTTTGTATAAATATCCGCATCTGCCACCTGTTAGAGTAGTAGAGCGGTGTGTACCAGAACTCCTGTCCTTTCTGTTCGTCCGGTTGTAATACCGAGCCTACAACAGGATTTACAATCGTGTCGGCTATGCAGATATATCCGGCACATCCAAGCAGTGACAGCTGAATGTAGCACATCTGGCCAACCACTCTGTCAATGTCCTGTCCTACGAAAAGAACCTTTTCCTGATAATTTATCCCTCGTTCCTTGAATGTGTTTGCAGCGGATATCAGCGTTGCACCTGCTCCGCATGCCGGGTCCGAAACTGCTATGTAATCCCTGTCCTCTGCCTTGCTTCTGACGGTGTCCCCGATTGTTATAAGGGACATCATTTTGCAGACAGCACACGGAGTAAAGAATTGTCCATGCCAGTGACTTCCAAGATTGAGCTGCATATACAGCTTTCCGAGGAAATCCTGATCCGGATTGTTTTCTAATGCCATCGTTACAATGGCGAACAGCTTTGCCGGTATCTCTACATCTCCGCCCAGTTCCTTGATGCACCTCTCATATTCTTTTTCCCTGTCAGCTTTTCTTTTGGGGTTGGTCTCAAATACATTTGCAATCGTGCAAGCCATTGCCGACATAAGATCTGACCATACCTGCCATGCCGTTCTGCTGTAGCACAGATGATTGAACAGGTCTAAGAATTCCTTTTCAGTGCCCTTTATTTCATCATTCGTTTGTACCGCCACCCATCAACCGCCTCCTTACTGCTTCAAATTGTCGTGCTCTTTCCTCACACTGTTGTGGTGTCAGCTCTTTCCTTTCCGGAGCAACAGTCTGTTCTATCGCAGGAGGTTCTCTGGCTTCAATCTGAGGAACATACCGCTGTTGCAGCATCCGCTTTTCATTTGATATGAAATCCGGTAACATATTGCTGTTGACTGCTTCCCTTGCCTTTGCTTCGTATGCTTCCCGGAAGTTGGCTCTGTCTGCTGTCGGATTTTCACTTTGGCACAGCCTGCTCCATCCGAGGTTTTTAACCACCGATACTGTCAGATCATCCATCAGGGCAAATGCTTCATTCGGGTGATACCATCCATATTCTGACATTGCTTTTTGGACAACTCCCCAAGCTTCATCGAAACTAAGGACAGGTGGCTTGCATCTTTCCATGCACAGCTTTCTGATTTCTGCAATGTTCGGAGGATAAACGCTTGTGCTTATGTGCTCCATAACCGCATTCTCAACGACTTTCCCGTTGAGGTCTTTCAGCATCCGGTACCAGAAATTCATAGATGCATCGTCCTCCAGAATTTTGGAAGCTGGATATGCTGACTTGATTCCTACCGCTATAACTGCAAATTCCTGTTTATTCATCTCCGGCCCATCCCCTTGCAAAATTTGCGAACTGTTCTACGTAAGACTGTGATCCTCCGTTCTGAGGTTGCGGTGTTGAATTTTCATAGTAGCCGTCATGAACCTTTGGGAAATTGTTCGGTAAGACAAACCAATCGAACGTTATCATCCAACCACTCTTATTGTTCCCCTTGAGAAAATCGCTGTTTTTTATCCTCTCAATAGCAGCTAGTACTTCATCAATGCCGTATTCTTTAATTCTGGCATTCAAGCACTTGGCTCTCTTGGTTCCTGATGTCAACTTACTTACAGGCCTTAATCCATAGACTGCCAGTGAGTTCCATTCTTCCACCGCTCGTTGCACATCAGTGCGACTAACAGTATCTTTAGATACTGCAAATATCTCTTTACTCTGTTCTCTACTCTCTAAACTCTCTTCTCTTATCTCTTTACTCTGTTCTCTATACTCTGGTGTAGATTTGTCGGACTTTTGTTCGGACATTTGTCCTGCCATCTGTCCGACATCTGAGATATTTGAATTACCACAAATCCGTTTTTTTTCAGTGTTAATAAGATTTCTATACTCTCGTTTTCTGT